ATAATAAGCGTAGACTCCATTAGGAAACTCTGGAGTTTTAGCATATCTACCATTGTGAATATCTAAATCTCCACTATTATTATATTTGTAGTCCTCAACAAAATATCCAAGTTCAAAAACATCTAAAGATGGTCTATTCTTAATATTATTCGCAGATTCAACATATCCAGTTTCTAATCTTCTAGTTGTTGAGTTATCATCATTTGGATCTGAGAATCCAAATGGACCATAAATTGGATTACCATCATTTGCCCAACCAATAACTTTAGAGTGATTTGTTTCTGTATTCGAATCTAAGAATGTAACCCCATCACGATCTGTTGAATATCCAACAATAGAATATGAAAGATCATCTTCATATTCAACCAACAGTTCGTCAGAAAATCTCTTTAAGTTATTAACCGTTAAGTATCTGACATTAGATTCTAATACAACATTTCTTCCTGGTGGTTTTACTTTAATACTGGTAGATCCATCAACATATCCAGTTCCTTTGTTAAGGATGATTACATTTGTAATTTTCCCATTATTAACTTCTGCTCTTAATTTAGCGCCAGACCCAGCACCAACTACTTCTAAGTCTGGGGCAGCATTAAAGAATGATCCACCATTTTGAACTTCAACTGCTACAATAATACCTCTCTTTATGATTGGTTTTAATTGAGCACTCAAACCAGTTTTAACTGTAACTACTGGATTTCTGTGGAAATTGAGAATATTTGAACCATAATCAGATCCTTCTTCATAAACAAAAGTATCTACGATTTCACCTCTTACTATTGGTGTTGCAACTATTGTGCTACCAGATCCACTAACACCTTCACCATATTCGGCATTAATTGTTACTACAATTGGTGGATATGAGAAAATTTGATATCCTTCTCCAGATGTAGATCCAAAACTTACATAGTTTCTTCTGTTATAGTTTGTAGTTGCACCACCAACAGATTCTGCAACTTGGAAAGAAGAATCATTAAGTTTTAGAACTCTATATTGTAAAGAGCTAGAAAGACCAGAAATTGAAGAAGTTTCATAAGTATAATTAACTAGATCACCGTCATTGAATCCGTGGTTATTGAAAGTAATAGTATCACTAATTGTTGAAATACCGATTGGTTTTACTCTCAAAGTTCTATTTTCATATCCAGATCCTGGATTTAAAACTTTTATCTCAGAAACAACAGTTTGTTCTTCATATGTTCTAAATTTATGAATACCTCCAGTATTGACTGTAGTAAATCCTACAGTATTGATTCCACTATTGTAATCTGTAATATTCTTATACAAGTAAATTGATCTTGTATTAATAATTTCTGGATAGTATATTCCACCATTAACTAGACTGTCATTCTGATTAAGATTAGAACCACCAAATTCACCAATACCGAGTTCTAAATTTCCATTAGAACTATAAACAATTCTCTGACCATCAATAAGATTATGACGATTTTCGAATGTTATTGTATCGTTAGAAATATCAACACCACCAGTTGCAGCAACACCAACGATAGAAGCATTGAATTCAATTTCCCTAAATTGTTTAGCTACAACAGATTCTAAAACAGCGCCAGATCCATTACCACCAGAAATCGTCGTTGATAAAACTCTATTAATATTAAATGTTTGTGGATCTACCAATACTTCTTTTACCGATCCACGAACAACAGATTGAGCAAGAGCAGTTGTTCCTCCAGAAACGGATGGATTTGAAACAACGATCGTTGGTGGATTTATGACATCATAATCTGTTCCACCATTCAGAACTTTTATAGATTCTATAGGACCATAATAAACTCTATCGTCAGACTTATAGTTTCCAATTTCGACACCATTAATCAATACACCAACTGGTCCTGGTACTGTTGGTGTATTAACTCCAGATTGAATATTTGGTACAAGTGGTATTTTTACTAATGATTTTCTTGCTTTTAGGTTTCTTTGGTAATGTTGTTTTAATGTGAAGGTGTGTGTTGTGTTAGAATTAAATGGTGTTTTATCAAATTCTACTACTTGAGAGGTTCCGATAAAAGATCTGGCATTAAAAAGTTTTATTCTGTTTTTTCTTGTTGGATTTGTGTCCTTTATAACTTCAACGTAGTAAGTTCTTCCAAACACTAAACCTACGATAGGGTCATTATTTCCACTGTAAATAACCTCATCACCAGTAATGAATGGGACATCAGTATCAAAAGACAAAATGGAATATTTTCCAGTAGTGGCAACAAAACCCTGAAATACATTATCAAGATTTGTTGATGGTGTTATATCTACAGTTTTATATGAGATATTTTTTGTGATTTCATACTCTGGAAGAGAGTTTGACGCCACATACATATTTTCGCCATTTTCAATGTATGTGTTCTGTACATTTGATAGAATTCTATCAGAATCTAACTGAGCGCCTGTGGATGTAGAATAATCAAATCTCTTTCTTATGCTCAGATCTCTGTCAGAATTTGTGGTAATATTTTTGTTTAATTGTACACTATTATTTGTAATAGAACTAACAGTTGCTTCGGAAACGACAATATTCTCAGCATTTCTATCTAAAATATCAACAACATCGCCAACTTTTAAACTAGATTTATCTGGAGTTTCAAATAAAGTTACTGTATTATTTGAGAAACTTCTAATCTCATATCTGGATCTGGTATTGTAAATCCAAGTATTAAAAGCAAATTGTGTATAATTTTCATTATCATTTTTAATGCTTTCACCAAGGTTTTTTACAGATATTAAATCACCTTCAAATAAGAGATCATACTGATCCTTGTCTTCAATATCAGACATAACACCAGTAACTCTTAGAATTACTTTTTTGGATGGATCTCCATCCTCATATCCGTAAATAGTATCATTATTTGAATACAGTATCTCTTTTGGTGAAATGGCATTCGTCACACCAGTGCAACCAAAAAACTGATTTACACTCTTATCAGTGTAACTGACTGTGTTATTTCCAACAATAACAACCCCAGTTTGACCAAAACCAACAGTACTATCAACAGAAATTACTGAAGATCCAACAGAAACATTATCAGAAACTAAACTGTTTGGTGTAATATTAAAAGTTCCTTCGATTAAACTCCTTTCATTATATCCAGAAAAGAGTTGAATTTTATAGAAAGTTTTTTTATTTCTTGTTATAATTTCCACTTCAGATACTGGTCCAGTGGCAGTATCTACAAAGTTGCTGATCATTTGACCAACCAACTTATTTGGATCACCAGAAATTAGTTCGGTTACTAGTACTTTTCTTCTGATAAATTCGGCGGTTGAAGATTTCAGTAGATAATCTTCAAGGTTTACAACTTTTGGTACTTCATTATATAAAACAGCAAAAAGAATTCTAAATGCTTCTTCAGTTCCTTTACTCTGATAGAAGTTTCGAATTTGTTTAATAAAATTATTAACGTCAAGATTACTGACAAAATTTACATCTTCAAATCCTGGAGCAAGAAGATACTTTAATTTGCGATAAAATTCTCTTAAAAAGAGTGTACTTAAATTTTTAATTGATGTTCCACTGCTGTGGGAACTAGAACTAGAAGTGCTGAATACAAGTTCTTCTGGATTTGTATTGTTTCTATAAGAACTAATTCCACTAAAACCACGTATACATCCAGTAAAACTATTTGTGGTAATACCAGTATAGCTGATGATTTCATCATCAATCTTTACAAGACCATACTGCTTTGGGAATCCATTAGTTGTAGTTACATTGATGGTTGTGTCTGATGATGAGATATCAGAAGAAACTACAATATGATCTGTTAAAACATCCGATGTTAAATTATTAAAACTTAGATATTGATCTAGGTTTTCAACAATATCAATTGATCCACCTTGAAATTCTTGAGAAATATAATACTGCTTCAGAAAGTCCACTACCTTTGGACTTTCTGATAATAAGAATTCTGGTAATTGATTATCAATAACTTGTTGGACTTTTACCCTAGCATCAAAACCAGTTTTGATCATATTTCCCCTCTATTATCTTGTTATTGTTCCGTTTGAGTAACTTGATTTGACTGGGAAATTGACTCCAGAAATCTGTTCCCCAGAGGCAATTGTATCCTTAACCATATTTATAGTGCTTTTTGAAACATCGAAGACAAGATAAAGATCTTTCAATCCAATAACATCATTTGATTCTGGTATCGCTTGAATCTCAACAACATTATCTGGTAGATCAGTAGAAATGATATTGATTGTATTGATAATAATCTCTCCTCTTAAGTAATCAACCGTTCCTATTGATTTCTTAACAACCTCGTAAGTATCTGGATCTAAAGTTGGTTTAACAATTGATAATACACCAATTTCACTATTAGCACTTGGAGTATCTAAAAAGTATACAGTTTCCGATTCACCAGCAATCTTGAATCCAGTACTCTTAATATTGGACTTATCCAATGTTTTATGGAAGCGATTTCCGAAACATATTTCATATTGAGCAAATGTATTTGTTATACAATTCATATTTCTTCTCATCTTCACTCTTGTGATGTTGGAGGTAATAGAAGAATCAACATTATCAATTAATTGTAATATCTTACTATACTTAAATCTTCCACCAAATTTGTTCATATCAATTGATGAAGCATGTTGTGTAAGGGATGATATGATTTTTGTTCTGGTTGATGCAATATCACTCACCTTGGATGAATCATAAAAAACATCACTATCAATTTCAACAAATAATAATTTTAGATCTATAATTTCTTGCTTTACTCCAGAAACCGTATACTGCTTTAGGTCATTTAAGATTTGATTCTTAGCAAAGTCTGAAATTGAATAACCGTTCTTTGGTTTGATACTAATTATTACCTTACCAAACTGTGGTGGTTCTAATTCTTCACCACCAACAACTGAAACTGATTCTGTACTTGGATATACTTGTTGTACAATTGCCTCGTAGTCCCTCGTTGTAACGGCACGGTACTGCGAAGAATAGATTCTAGGGGCAAAGTACTTGATTGAACTAATTGGCTCGATGTCGCCGCCTCCAGAGGCGGATTGTGTAGTTGTTACGGATACGGAAGCAGTAGGGCTTATGAGAGTTCCATTACTGTCAGTCGTTGTTCCAGCATATGAGAATAGTGATGGACCATTTCCAGTTGCCCCTTCTGTAACAATATAGGTTACAGTAATCTTTGTACCTGTTTCTAATTTCTTACCAATGATCCCATCACCAAAAAGAAGTTCGTATTTTTCATCCGCAACTTCTTGGAGAAGATAAATTTCAGAATCTTTATTGACTGCGATGATATTATTAACTTGCTTATATTCACGAGTACCGATTTTTACTCTAATTGTCGATGTATCAATATTTGGGTTATTAAGAATAAATCTTTGATCTTGTGAATTATTAACTATAAACTCTTTTGTGAGATATGTTCCTTGGTATAATTCTATATTAGTAAATGATGCCTGATCATTTACAATATTTGCCGTTATATCACCAGGAGCGGAAAAAGTATATTGGGTATTATCAACAGCACCGACACAAACCAAACCTGCCTTAAGAATTAACTGTGATGCTGATGTTGATGTATTGACTGTAAATGATACTGTTGTCTTTGCTGCGGTTTTGGATCTTGGAACATAACCAATGTTTCTTGCCAAAGAAACAATGTTCTCTCTCAGAGTTGCCGAATCCAAGAAGGATTCATTGACAACCATATTAGAGTTGAATGCAGTAATATATGTGTTATATGCTAACGTATCGATCAGAACAGAAAAGTTCGATCCTTCAAAATCAAAGTCCGTAAAATCCGAATTCGCACGGAGATAATCTTTGATTGAAGTTTTTATCTGATCAAAATCTAGATTTGTAAACTTAGTAAAAGGCATTATTTTATCTGGTTGCCTCTAGGATGAATGTAAATTGTTGTGCTGGAACTTCTTGTCCAATAATATTAAATGAAACCGTAATCTCAAAGGCATTTTGATCTGCTCTTGGATTAACATCAATATTTACTCTATTCACTCTTGGTTCATAGTTTTCAATCGCTATTGATATTTGCTTCTCCAAAAGAGATGCCGTACCAAAATCAACAAATTCAAATAAACTATTTTTTACTTCAGAACCAAAAATTGGATTAAAAAATCTCTCACTAGGTATTGTCTGTACAATATTGCGGATGGATTTTTTGATCGCATCCGCATTTTTTAATACGACAATGTCATTAGTTATAGGATGTCTATCAAAAGATAGGCTAATATCTTTAAATGCTCTAGATATCCTCTGAACCACAGTTTATTAGGAGATTTTACTTGCTTTTATTTATAGCCTCTACCCCGAAATCCTACCATAAACTGGTTCAGTACCATAATTCCAGTCATCATAGTCATCATCATTACGAATTTTTTCATGAATTTCATTTTGATGAACAAAATCATGCTTTTTAGGTGTGATATCGTCATTTGCGATCTCACGAAGCATCTTTTTTTGGTCGTTTTCGAGCATTGACCCATAATCGGAAACAAGTTTTGTGGTTCCCCACATCTCTCTCATGTAATCTCTATTTCTATCTACAGGTGATTGTCCCATTTTAGCTCCTGTTTTATATAAAACAGAACTTTTAGAGGGGTTGCTATCCCTTAGTACTATTTATTTTGCCTCTTCAACATAAAAACCTCTTCGTACATCACTCAAATGCCCATCTGCCGAGTAAAAACGAAGGTCTGATTCATGATTCGGAGAGAATCTTAGTCCTTTTCTTCTATTTTGACTCTCTTCATCCCAAATTGGGTACACTTTTGACCCCATCGGAAGATCCCATATCTGGTCATTACCAGTTCGAAGATGAATTTCGAATGGTTTTCCACTTTTTGATTCAATATTGAGGTATTCTACATCAATTTCATGAATAAAATCTGGTAATTCAAAGTTTGGTAGTTCGACTTTCTCCCAAATTTCAAAACGAGTCAAGTTATCTTCGGTTTCATGAGTACCAATCATGGCACTAAATGGCACCCAGTGCCCATTTTCGCGTTTATAATCAATACTAAAATGGTCTCCCTCCAGATATTCACACCAGAAATATCCAGGAGAGACATATTTGTGAAGAATCATTTCTTCTCTGTGTAATTCT